TCTGAGCCTTCTGTACGGGCTCACGCGACCGCCCGGACCGCGCCCATGAGCGGGCTCACCACCACCTACCACGGCGACGGCACGCGCACGCTGGCGCACGGCGCGACCGTGCTAGGCCACTACGAGCGCGCTACGGCGCGCGACTGGCGCGGCGTCACGCACGGCGGCCTGATCGTGCGAGCGCCCACCGAGGCGGGCGTGCGCCGGGCTCTGGTTGAGGGCGCCATATGATTGACGCCCTCGCACACGCGAAAGAGGTTCGCCAGCGCATTATTGCCGCTGGCGAGCGCGCCGAGGCGCAACGGCGCAAGGACAGCCGCGAGGCGAGCGCACGCGCCGCCAACGCGGCTTATTACGCGGCCCTCGCCCGCCGGCGGGCCGAGGTGCCGCAGCTACCGCCCGAGGCGCACGCGGCGGTGGTGGCGGTCCTGACGCTCCACAACCTGACCTGGGGCGACATCATCTCGCACGCGAGAGACGCGCGGCTGCACCCGCCCCGCCGGCAGATTTACATGATCTTGCGGGATCTAGGTTGGAGCTATCCACGCATCGCGCGCTGCTGCAACCGCGCCTGCCACACATCCATCATGCACGGCATACTCATGATCAAGTACAACACAGGGAAAAAACGCGGTGTCCGATCTTCTCAATGAACGCGAACAGACGCACGGGCGCTTTGAAGAAGTCGCCTATACCGCCCGCACCATCCGCCTCGCTATGACGCGCGACGGTTTGTCGGCGGTCCAGGAAGAGGCGCTAAACATGATCGCCAGCAAGCTGGCGCGCATTACCTGCGGCAACCCGGACGAGCCGGACCACTGGCGCGACATTGCCGGCTATGCCGAGCTGGTTGTGCGCGACCTGCGCCGCGAGAGCATCGCCCGCCAGGCCAACACGGTGCTAGGGCTATGAGCGACGAACGGGACATATGCGAGCGGCTGGAGGATGCCCGCTATGACGGCGCGTTCGCCATGCGCCGCGATGCGGCCCGGCTGATCCGGCAGCTGCGGTACTACACGACGCGGCTGGAGGCGGATCTTGTCGCGGCGGATCTGGAGACGGAGCGCCTGCGCAAGCACATTGCAAAGCAGCAACTCGACATCATGACGTTGGGGCAAGAAGTGGGGAGGCTACGGGAGGCGTTGGAGCACTATGCTGAAGACTGCGACGGAACTTGCTGTCTAGATCGGCATACGGCGGGGCAGGGCTGCGGATATACCGCCCGCGCCGCCCTTAGAGAGGAGGAGAAGTGATGGACAACGAAATCACCATAGGACTGCCGACGTGGGAGTGCGACGTTCACGGTCGGCACTCCGCCATTCTCAATGTCAGAGCGGTGTCGGTAGAGCGCAAACAAGAAAGACGTTACTGCGTGTTCTGCATCATCGATCACATGGATGCGTCGGGCATGAAAGAGATGCGCGACACGGCCCTTGGAGAGGAGGAGAAGTGATGAGTGACATCCTTCAACGCGTTGAGAACATGCTGGGCGACTGCGCCATCGGACCCATGAGGACACTCAAGACCGGCGACCTTGCGGACGTTCTGTACGACGCGCACGAAGAGATCGAACGCCTGCGCGCTGAGAACGAAAGGCTGCGGGAAGCGCTGGCAACATACTCCTGCCGCTGCGGGGCGGACGAGCGCTACAATGAGTGTTATGCGGACGCGCTTACCTTGTCTTGCGGACGCGTTGCGCGCGACGCCCTCGTTGAGCCGGGCGCGCCCCATGACTGAGCGATACAACCAAGTGGGCGTGCGCTGCCCGGCTTGCCAGTCGGCGCGCACCACGGTCACCATGACGCGCGCCCACGACGGGCGCACCTACCGCCGGCGCAAATGCAAAAGTTGCGGCGGGTTGTTTACGACAACAGAACACTATACGCCGGGACCGCTGCACGCCGCAGCGCTGACCCAGCGCGACAAGGGGGAGCCATGATTGTACGACGCCTGCGCCAGCATCAGCGCCCGTCAGACGGGCAGGCGCCCGAACCCGAGAAGAAACGCCGGGAGCCCACCCGCCCCACGCCGCCCGTCACACTCGCGCCCATCAAGGGACCGACGCTAGCGGACATAGAAAGGAAGTACGGAAAATGATCCTGCCCGCCCAACACCTGCGCGACCTAGATCCGCAGCCCGTGCGGCCGTTCACCGAGCGCGCCCTGCACAAGGCCAGCGGCATGACTTACGGGCTTGGCCCGGCCGGGTACGACGTGCGCATCGCGCAGACGATCCGGCTCGCGCCGGGCTCCTTCGCGCTCGCCTCTACCATTGAAAAGTTCACCATGCGCCCGGACGTGATCGGGTTCGTGCACGACAAGAGCACGCTGGCGCGCAAAGGTTTAACCGTTCAAAACACCGTGATCGAGCCGGGCTGGCACGGGTTCTTGACGCTGGAGCTGACCAATCACGGCTACGAGCCGGTCACACTGGAGAGCGGCACGCCCGTGGCCCAGGTGATCTTCCACCTGCTCGCGGAGCCGACAGACGCGCCCTACGCCGGCCGCTACCAGAACCAGCTCGCCGGGCCGCAGCCGGCGATATTGGCGCAGCCGGGGGACGCGATTTGATCCGGCCCGCAGCGCTGGCGCTGGCGCTGATCAGCACGCCCGCCGCGGCCTCCGTGCCGCAGATGGTGCACGACCGCGCGACGGCCGTCTTAGGCGCGCGCTGGGCTCCTGTGGCGGTGGCGTTGGCGCGCAAGGAAAGCTCCTTCCGCTGCAACGCGGTCGGGCCGCCCACCCGCCACGGCCGCGCGCGGGGCGTGTTCCAAGTGATGCCCGGCAGCGCCCGCGCGCTGGGGTACGACTATGCCAAACTGTTTAATTGTGGGTACGGTATCGAGGCCGGTCTTGCGCACATGAAACTTTGTATTGCATATGGTGTGAAGACTGATCGGCAAATGTTTTCTTGCCACCTGCGCGGGGTCGCCGGGTGGCGGTAAGAGCTTCGGCGTGAGCCGGAGGGCGTTGGGATCTCCTAACGCCTAGCGGACGTTGACTGGCCTCCTCCGGTTAACTCTGTTTGTGTCCCTGACTTGGCCCCCGGTTCGTCACCGGGGGCCTTTTCTTTAGACCACCTTCAAGGTGGTGACCGGCGGTTCCTCAATCATGTCGCGCAGCGTGGACTTGGTGTGCTTCTTGGCCATGTCGGACGCGGCGAACATCTGCTTTTTAGTGGTGTGCCGGGCGGACGCGACACGCCCCAGGTCCACCCACTTGGCTTCCTTGAAAGCGTGCAGGAGCTGGGCGTGGTGCAGCTTCACGCCGGTCGGGGCGTGACCTAGCAGACGATCGCACAGGGCGTAGAAGGGCGCGCCGACGACGCCGCGCGCGAACTCGCCGCGCCGCTCGCGGATCATGTCCACAAGGAAGCTCTCGGCAATGGACATACCCTGCTCGACCATCGTCACCTTCCAGTCGGTAACGGGCGGGGCGGCGGCCGGGTTGAACGCCGACACGTCACGGTCGGCAAGCCAGCGGGCGATAGCCTGGTAGCCGCCCTCCTTCTCATACCAGCGCCACATGGCGGCGGCCTCGTGCGGATCCATGCGCCCGGTCGGGGACCAGATGCAAGCCCAGCGGCGGTCCTGCGACGCCAGCGAGATCGGCACGGGATCGTTGGTGAACGCAAGCACGAAAATCCGGTTCACCATGTCGTAAGGGTGCAGTCCCTTGCGGTTGACGGGCAGCGTGGCCGGCGGCGCAGCGATCAGGGGCTTGAGCTTGTTCGCCAGCGCCCGGCGCTCGCGGGCCTCCGGCTCCTTCAGCTCGTTCAAGATCAGGATCTCGCTTTCCAGATGATAGCCCCAGCTTGTGCCGAGACTGTCGTTGTCGATCAGGCCACGGTTCTTCATGGCCGGCCCGCAGACGGCCCACAACACGGGAGCCCACAGGGTGTCCTTGCCGCAGCCTTCGTCGCCGCCGTGCAGGATCGCGTGGTTGATCTTGGTGCGCGGCTGCTGCACCCGCACCGCCATGACGTTAAGGACGTGCTCGCGCTCGACCGGGTCGGGAATGATGCGCGCGGCGTGGTCCAGCCAGCGGCTGATGTCGCCCGTCGAGGCGGCGTAGGTCGGCCGCGCGTTGCGCCACATGTTGCCGTAGACGAGCCCGTCACGCTCGACCAGCGCCGCGTCACCGGCAGCGTACACGAGCGCCTGGAGTGTGCGTGCGCCCATGTGCTGGCGGTTCTCGTCGTAACAGACGGACGCCTCGACCTTGCGGCCGT